CCAAATCCTTGAGCTACTCTACCGAGACCGTAACCAGTTAATCCAGCTAATACACCTTTTTTAAGATCGCCAGTAGCAGCAGTTTGTGCAAGTGCTGATCCTAAAGAAGATGCTAACAATGGTGATAAACCCCCTAAACCTATTGCACTAAAAGCAGCCGGACCTAACATTGAACCTAAAATTGGAGCAAGTATAGGCAAAAAAGCTTCTGGTAATCCTGTGTCTGGATTTATAGTCAAAGGCACATTTTGTGCTAATGCCTCAACCTCTATAGGGTTTACGTGCATTAACATAGTGTCACCATAACGTCCTTTAGACGTTATATTTTGTATTTGTTGTTGAAGATCATTCATATCATTCCTCCGTTGTTTCACAACCAAAAGCTGTAAAACTTAAATTGCCATCACTGGCGTATACATTAATTTTATCTGTTTCTGTAACTGTTATCCCTATAACTATAGTGTCTGATGAGTTAGCTGCTAAAGCTTTGTCATAAAATAAGTAATCTTTATTACTAGTAGTTGCACCACTAACTGCAACACTTACTCTATAAGTAACTCCTGAACCTGATCTATTACAAACTACAATAGAACTAATAGTTGTTTGAGTAGCAGCAGGCACAGTGTAAAGAATAGTTTCAGTTGTACCTGATGGTGCTTGTTGTCCTAAAACTTTTAAAGTGTCAGACATTGCCTTTTGCTCCCATTAATAAAAACTGATGTCGTCTTACTGCTTTAGAAGCAGCAGAAGTTTTTAAACTTTCTATAGCATTTATTTCACTAAATACATCTTGAAACAATTGCTCAATAGTTCTTCTAGTAATTTGCTCATTAGTCAATTCATAATCTGGCAAAGGCAATGGTAAAGGAGGTGCTGATTTACTAGCCATTATTTAGCTCCATCGGGTCTTATTTCAAATCTAGTGTCGCCTAAACGCCATTTAAAATCACCATCGGCATTTTCTATTCTTACTGCTACTTGTCGAGTTCTACCTCTAGTATTTTTATAGTTTGTTGTTGCTGTCAAAGCAGAAGTAGATAAAGTGCTTTGTGTTTCATTAGGATAGCGTCTGCCTTTTAAAACTAAATTAACTGTGTCATTTGCATTTGATGAATCTTGAAATTCTATGTCAGGAATTATTTTAGATAAATACATAAACTGTTCACCTGCAGGGTCTAAATCTATATCGGCAGATTCTATGTAAGCAGGAAAAGCTGTGCCATCTGCTAAATTACCTGACTCATGGTTATATAAATAATTTTTATCTGTATTGTCTAACTTACCTGCTGCTAAAGGATTAGTTAAAGTTGGTGCATCGTCCCAAGCTGTACGAGTAAAGCTGTCATTAGTTGTGCCTATTGCCCAAACATTTTCTGCATAATTATAAGTTACATACCTATCTATTTCGTTGCTAGCACTAGAAGCATAAAACCAAATAACTTCATTGTGTTCAACATTATTAGCAGCAAAAAATTTAAACTTAGCACCTTTGTTCATGTCACTAAAAATATGATCTAAAACTGTGCATGGTAATCTTTCAACATTACCAGCAGCACGATAAAAAGCTCCATCGTCCATAAAGTAAACTATGTTACCTACAGAAGCACCAGCTTTTGGAGCTATCATTCCTATACCGCTAGCTATCTCATTAAAAGAAAAATAAAATGGTGAACCAACAAATCGCATAGAAAAAATACTAGAATCAGTAAAAACTAAAGTTTCTTGCCTAGTAGCTATTGCTCCAACAATCTGACTACCAGATGATAACTTTACTCCACCAGATGAATTAGTTGCAGATGGTGTCCAATCAACTAAACTTTCTGAATCAGACCATCTTACAAATAAAGGATCAATAGTAGAACTGCCTATCGGATTACAACCAAAAGCTAAAACGTGCCTATCTACATCTGAGGTCATAACTTGCAAAGCAGCTATAGGACAATCAGAAGCACCAGCTAAAGAACTAGCAAGCACACTTCTATTAGCATCAAAAAAACCATTACCTATTGTGCCATTACTTGTACCATTTGCACTTTGCCAAACATACAAAGGTCCGCCTCTAGGTATTGCTACAGTATCTACACCAAAATTATCTAGCGACCATAAACGTAATTGACTATTTACAGCTACTGGACTGGTACTACCAAATGTGCCATCACTCCATGTGCTTGCACCCCAACCAGTACCAGATACATATTCATCAAGACCTGCATTTATATAATACTGTCCAGCCGTACTGCCTCCACCATTACCGCTATCAGAACTATTTGCAGTCACGCTGAGTGCTATGGTGTATGAGTTTGCGTTGACGTTAGACAAAACTTTATGTTCAGTATTTAAAACGTCTGCAGTTATATTGCCACCTAAAGTTGCTGCATCTTTAAATCTAACAAAATCTCCGGGATTGCAACCATGGTTAGTATCATTAACTGTTAGCGTAGAAGAACCATTTGTAATAGCAAAAGTAACATCACCTGCAGCAGTTGTATTTCTAACTGCAGTCACATCGTAAAAAGCATCACCTTCTTGCACATACAATTTTTGATGTGTGCCTAATATATTGTAGTGTGTTAAGCCTGTGTCTTTATAAGTGTGTATAGCTCGACAAGTACCATCAAAACTATTAGGAGAATTTTTTGTCCAGCCACCTATTTTTTCTGGACGACCTAATCTAAATCTAATTTTATCTGAATCTAACCAACCACCATCATTTGCATAAGAAGTAATTTCTTTATTGATTCCGGGTTTGAATTGAAACTTAACCAAAGGCATTTATACTGTCTCCCATGCTTCACCCTCAAAGAGCAAAGCTTCTGCTTCTCTTCTTCTAACCAAACCTTCTAAGACTTCGCCATTGCTTTTATTCCAACGCTTCATTTGATTTGGCACAGTATGATAATCACCTGCATTTAAAAGTTTTAACATAGTTGAATCATTCAAATTAGTTGGACCAAGGTTATAAGTCCAACAAACTAAAGCATCAAATTGATTTTGTTCTAAAGATACTGTAACTAATTTTTTTACATAATCCTCATACTCTATTAATTCTTCTTCAAGCCAAGCTTCAGCTTGTTCTTGTGTACAAGTATCACCTTCTTTTACATCTTTGATTCTGCCGTAAGCTATTGTCCATTTATTAGCAGGGCATAAATATGCTTCTAATTTACAACCTTCAAATTTTTTAATTAAGGCTATGCCTTCCTGTGATATGTGCATATTACTCTCCCGATTTAGTAGTGGTAACTTTACGATAGTACACCACAACTTCTTTAAGTTCATTTATATACCTCTTTAGCTCTTGTGTGTTGTAAGCCATCAATTCGTAATCTGGAACAGACATAGCTACAAAAACAACTTTGCCTTGGTCTTTTTCTATAGTAGCTAAAAACTCTTCTAAGTTTTTACTAGATACCACATACCAATAAGGTTCTTTTAAATCTATCTCTCTTGGTAAAATTGGTTGAACAATAGTTCTTTCTAATGGTTTAGTAATTACTTCTACTTGTTTAGTCGGTATTAGACTGCAACTGTAAACCATCATCAAGGACATCAATATTACGACTGATCTCTTCAATACTTTCAAATACATCTTTAGTTCCTTTATTTACTCTGGGTTCTATCAAACCGGGTTTTGCAAAAGCTAGCTTACTTAAATCGTGTCTTTTAAAAACATCTAAGTAGCGTTGCATTTCTGCTTCGTACTGTTGGGTTTTAGATTGCAATTCTAACAACCCTTCAGTTTGTAATTTAAAATCATTTTGCAAGCTTTCTATTGCTGCTTTCTGTTCTTTGTCTCGTAGTTCAAAAGCTTGATTTATTTGAGCTAGTCTAGAATTTTGCCAGTACAAAAAACTACAAGCTAAAAATAATATGCCTACTACACCTAATAATATTTTACTCATATGTATAAATTTTTAATGGAAATACTTTACCTTTAACTGCAACTGGTTCTAATTCTTTAAGATTATAACCGCATAAACTTTCTGTTGTTTCGCTTATAAGCAAGTCTACTTTTCTTTCTTTAGTAGCACTTTCTAATCTAGCAGCTACATTGACAGCATCACCTATAGCCGTATAGTCAAATCTAGTTTCTGAACCCATATTGCCAATCGCAGCAGGACCAGTATTAATACCTATACCTATTGCTATTTCTGGCAATCTTTCTAATTGTAATTCTAAAGCTAACTCTTTTATGTTTTGTATTATTTCTACAGCACAATCAACTGCTGCTTTGGCATGATCTTCTAAATCTAAAGGTGCATTGAATATTGCCATCATTGCATCACCTATATATTTATCTACCATACCGCCATATTTTTGTACTGCTTTTTGTTGTGCTGTTAATACTTTGTTCATAATGTATGTAACATCTTCAGGTTTGAGTTTTTCTGACATAGCTGTAAAACCTCTTACATCAGTAAATAAAAAAGTAGCGGTTTTGGTTTCACCTCCTAGCTGCAATAATTCAGGATTGTCTTGTAAACGCTTGACTTGTTTGGGATCAAGATAATGTTCAAATTGTTTTTTAATTTGTTGTCTGAGTTTGTATTGTTCTCTGAACCTTAAATAAAAAGCTGTAGCAGCTACTATAAATTGTGCAATCAAACTCCACGTAACATCTATTAAGATTCCTTTTTGTATTAAATAAAAACCTAAAAAACCAGTAGTAAAAAATAAAACACTACTTATAGTTATGCCTGCCGTAATACCAAAATAAAACAAACTAAACCAAATTAACAAAGCAGATATTATTAAAATGCTAAGTTCCGCAAACATACTCCAATCAGGTATATATGGACTATCTTGTATCAAAAGAGATTCTGATAATGCTGCTTGAATTTTGTGTGGTTCTAATAAACCAACAGGAGTAGCTATTTGTGGCATAACACCATTAGCTGTAACTCCTACAAAAACAAACTTACCAAACACATCTTGCTCCTCTAAGGTTGTTTGTGGCGTGTCAACCCAACTAATCCATTTTCGTCCTAGACTATCTGTTTTTACAGGAGGTATACCCTGTACTGTTATTTCTTCTATGCCGTTTACGTTTGATTTTATTATGTAAGTTTTAGCACCAGTCAAAATTTTTAAAACTTCTGTTCCAAACGCACTTACAAAACCATCTGGAGTTTGTAATAGTAAAGGTATTCTTCTTACTAGATTATCTATATCTACTGGTGCTGTTGCTATACCTTGAGTAGCAGATTTTTTCAAAATATCTATATTTTCTACTACACCCAAAGTTTTAATACTGCTCGGTAGACCTTCGCCTAGATAAACAGTGCCGGAAGTTTTTGGAAACTTGCCATTATTAGTTTCAAACATAGCCAAGATAGAGGGGGATAGACTTAGTGCTGAAGCAAATTGTTCATCACCGTTGAATCTATCGTGCTCACTAAATGCGATAACCCAACCTACACCTAGTGCACCTTTCTTGAGTAAATCTACGTGAATATTAGCGTAGTCTTGTCTTGGAAAAGGAAAGCCACCTCTATCAGATACGTCAGCTTCTGTAATATTTAAGATCACAAAATTACCAGAAGGTTCTTGTGTTTTTACAAAAGCATCAAAAGTTTTTAATTTTAATATTTCTAAAGGAAAAGCATTAAAAAACATTGGTGTTAGTAAAATTAACAATAAAGGAATAATTAATTTTTTCATAAAACTTTTTCCCAAAAAATATTTTTATTGCTGTGTCAAACCAATCGTTGTATCACCGCCACCATTTACTTTTACAGTTTTTACGACTCCATCTTGTTCAAATATTAATGTATAAGCATTACTGCCATCTAAATCTAAACGTAAATTTTGATTTACATTTCTGCGAAAACTTACAAATTCTCCTGTTACAAGAGTTGTAATTTGTGTATCTTTATCTTGACCTAACTCTGTGCCTACAATATTTATACCTGCTACTTGTTTTAATTTATCTTCTTCTTCAGCTATTGCTAGTGCGTCAGCTACGTCTAATAAATCTTCTAAAAAATTAACGTCTAAAAAATTTATATCTAATTCAGTAAATTCTAATTCTTCTTCTGAATCTAAAAAATCTTCATCAAGATAATCAATATCTAAATCATTAAAATCTAAAACAGAGTCTTGTTGCTTTGTTGCAGTTTCTACTAACTCTTTATCTTTTTTTGGTGGCGTAACAATTAACATATTGTCAATTAAATCTAGCGTCAAATCTAAAACTAAAGGTTTAGTTGGTGCTGATTCAAATACAGATACAGTAGTTGATTCAAAAGGTTTGTTTAACAAAACGCTACCAGTAGCTGTTACCACTTCTATTTCGCCACTAGATAAACCTAATCTATCTGGTAATAAAATAATTAAACTTCTACCTAGTTCGTCAACTGTTGCTGTGAAGTCTGTGCCTCTTATAGCTATGTTTGCTGTAGGTGTAGATAACTTTATATTTTGTTTATCTATTTTATTAAATGAACCAGTTATAAATCTTGCTGTGCCTAATGTA